ACCTCGTTCTCCAATCGCTCCGTTGCGGCCTGGCTCACCCGAATCTCCTTTCTCACCACGATCACCGCGTTCACCTTTCTCACCGTGCATTCCTTGAGGTCCGGCTAGGAAGCTGTCCTCGCCGTTTCGCCCCGGCTCGCCGGATGGACCAATATCTCCTTTTTCACCGCGAGAGCCGACTGGACCCGGAGGACCCGTCTCGCCTCGCTCACCGTGAAGGCCGTTGCGACCCGGCTCACCCGGATCACCCTTTTGGCCGATCTCTCCTCTCTCTCCCTTCTCGCCTTGATGGCCAGCATCACCCTTCTCGCCACGATCTCCATTGCGGCCTGGCTCACCGGCCATACCTGACGGGCCAACATCGCCCTTCGCACCTGCTTTGCCTTCATTGCCTTGCGGGCCAGCGTCTCCCTTCTCGCCTCTCTCTCCATTGCGACCAGGCTCCCCGGCAATGCCAGGTGGACCGGTTTCACCCTTCGCGCCTGACTCGCCTCTTTCGCCGCTCGCGCCGCGTTGACCAGTCTCGCCATTGCGTCCAGGTTCGCCGGCCTCGCCTTTCTCGCCCCGCTCACCTTTCTCGCCGCGCTCTCCCGTGTCACCCTTCGGACCGTCAATGCCATCACGTCCATTGCGGCCTGGTTCGCCATCCTTGACCTCGATGAGTCGATCTCTGACTTCGTTGATCAGGCGATGCTTGAACTCGATGTACTCAGATCGCAGAACCGCAACGGCTTCACGATGCTGAGACTCAAAGAGTTCAATCTGTTTAGTCCATCGTTGCTCGAGCTGGGCGATGACCATCGCCCCAGCATCCATCATGACATCAGGGAAGTCGTCGTCGCTCCTCCCATTGAATTTGTCTTGATCGATTGAGCATAGTTCGTGAGAAGGCAAGTCGTCTTGCATCAGAGCTCTCCGGTGCCGGCGGCTTAGGCTTCAGTGCCGGCGGTGCTGACGGAGCGGCTGGCGATGCTGGTATTTTGCCCGCTGCGCTGAGCGGAACTACTTGTTGTTGCACGCGCGGCTCGTCGCCAAAAGGTACGTCAGGAAGGTCTTCTTGATTGCGTGCTTCGTTCGGCGAGAAGATGCCGCCCTGCACAGCTTTCGTGAGACCATCAATGCGATCTTTAAAAGCCGATCGCAAAAGAGCAGCGGTATTAAACTCCACGTACTCGTCAGGTTGACCTTTGAGGCCAAAGGTTAAACCGAAAGACTCTTCAACGTGATTAAGACAGAAACCTAGACCGGAAGCGACCCAAGACTGCATCATCGCTTCGGTCGAAGCGTGAGGAACTCTCTCTGGCAAACCAATGATCGCTGGCGGACAGCGAAACGCCATCGCGATGTCTAGATCGGTCAGCTTGAGAAGCTCGGCAAGTTGAGCGTCGCGCCAATTCGTGACAGGAATCGGCTGTGGCTTGATGCCACCACCGAGGATCGGCGTCCCACCAGCATTAGCTCCGGTAGTCTGCTCATTCCACCTGTCACGCAAAGCACTAATTTGATCCTTGTCAAGATTAAGATCCGTGCTGAGAACAAACCCTGGCTTGGCTTGACGTTGATAGAAGATGAATTGTTGTTCCTTAATGCTCTGCTCCGTCATGGTGTCGAGATACGCCGCGGCAAGAGGCGTCTGACCCATCAGCGGATTTCGCAACTGATCACAATGAAGCTTGATGTGGAGAACATCGCGCTGTGGCACCGTCGCCAACGGCCCGAGACGATTTTGAATGATCCAGTTGCCGCCTAAGCTGTAGTGGACTTCACCAGAACCGTCGATCAGAGCCCGACAGTATCTGTTATCCATCAAGTGAAGCTCAATGATCTCAAATCTCGCATTGCGGATGCAGAGCGCATAAGCATTGCCTTGAAGATAAAGCTGTCTCACGGCATTGAGAAGAAAATCCGACATCGACTGATAGTCATTTGGATACCGCAAGATCCGGCTCAATGAGCTCGTAGTGACTCTCTCGCGGCCTCCGTTAGTTTTGCTGCGCCAGTGGTCACCAGGAAGCATCGCCACCGTCTGCGAGTAAGCTCCCACGCACGCCTCGATGATCGCGAGCTGCGCACTCATCAGCTCCGGTGTGTAGCCATTCTGCCACCAGTTCAACGAATTGCCGACATTAGCCGGCAACCACCCGTGAGTGACAGGAAGGTACCAAGGGCCAGGACGATATTGGCCCTCAGCCGGATAGCCGGAGATCGACTTGAGCATCGCTCCGGCTAATGAAGTCACGCGATCCGTGAAGCCCATCTAGGCTTTAACCTCTATGCGGTGTCGAGTGCTGGCTGCTCGGCTGACTCGAGTGTTGGCTGCTCGGCTGACTCGAGTGTTGGCTACCCGAAGACATTTGACGTGTCTTGTAACCACCGCCGCCGCCTTCCGCCTCCATCGCCTTGTCAGAGTACGGATCGGTCGATCCATCCGCCGCAAGCTCAGGATGATGACCGAGCTTGATCAGGTCGGCCTCCTCTTGCGTCGGCGTGGGGCGACCCGTCACCATCTTGAGGTGCTCCTCACGCTTCTTCTGGCGGTCGGCTCTCTCTTCAGAGAGCTTCTTCTTGTCATCTTCCATCCGCTTCTCGGCGGCCTTCTGCTCATCTGTCGTTGTAGGCATCGTTCATGCTCCAATGTTAGTGAGGGTGGTGGGTCACCCTCCAAGGAGATTAACCCACACGCGCCGAGTAACTTAGCCCCACAACGTGCCGGTCATCCACGAGACGACCGGACGCCGCATCGTCCAGTTCATCATCATGATCAACCGCAACGCCAGCGAATCAGTCTGCCACATGCTCTTGACCGGCACCGCCGGCGATGGAACGCCACCAGTGATGTCAGCTGGAGTCGTATCTTCCATGTGAAGCGTTGCCTGATCGCTGATCTCGAGCCGCGGCCCCTCGCCGCCGGCGGTGGTGAAGTCAGCGGCATCGACCATGACTGCCATACCAACCGGCACCGTAGCCGACTCGATAAGACCCACCTTCAAGACGCGATCTCCGTCAGTCATCGTAATGAAGGGGAACAGCGGAGCAGCCGCAGCTGGCGGCTGGATCAGCGAGAGGTTCAAAACCTGGATCGGATTGAGTATGATCACCGGCGATCTGACGTTGCCGGCGGTCAGCGTCAAGAGAGCACCGTACAGCGACTTGTAATCCGCCACGAAGTTCGCGAAGAACGCACCCGCCGTCGAGGCCGCCGTCAAGCCAGCCTGATACGACCTCAGGCCGGGAGGACGGATCGACGTCGCCACATTGTTGTCGAGAAGCACGGTGTCGAGGCTGATCGCCGTGTCTTCGAGGATCGCCTGCCGCAACAGACCTTCAATGGCCGGAATGGAGTGTTCGTCCATCTCCCGCGTCCACGTGGTGATGACCGCCATCTTCTTCGGCACAAGGGTCTGACTCGAGAACGCGCCCTGACGCACCGGGATCGGCTGTCCCTCGCCGACAAAGCTACCAGAGATCGACGGCGTGAGGTTACGGGTCGGGATGATGATCTTGCCGTTGGCGCCAAACGTGAGAGACAAACCTGCGACCGAGAGCCGCGGGAAGACGCTCATGGGCAGCAAGACGTCCATCCACGCGGCCCAGATGGTGCGCACGAGTTCCTGCGCCCATCCTGACACGGTGGTCTCCGCCGGCGCGGTGGCCGCTTTGAGCATCAGGTCGCACATTACTCGCGTCGCTTCATCGTCACCATAAATATTGCGACGCGTGGCATCAATCGTCGCACCGTCCACCTTCGACTTGCAACGAATCACCGCCGCGCGAACTAAATAGTCGAGCGGCTCAACCTTCTTCGGCTTCAAGATAAGACCGGGCGGTGCATGACCGTTGCCGTTCTTTCGTGTCAGCTCGTGAGAGTCTTGGGCTCCAGTGGCGTTCTTCTCCTCAATAGCCTTCAAGCTATTGAGATGTCGCGTCGCCGTCTGGATCTTGGTCGTCATATCCTCGGTGAGGAACATTTGCTCTTCGGTCGGATTGGCATCGTCGATGCCATCGAGATGTTTGTCGAGATTATCCTGGAGCGAGAGAAGACCTTTCTCTGCCTCCATGATGCGCTGAGAAAGCAACATGATATTTCCTTTCCTGCTCTCTCGGTGGGCTTCGGCATGCTCGCCAGTTTTTTCATTCCCTTTCTTCGCGTCCCGCTGTTTGTCGGCATGCTCGCCACGGTTCGCCTCGAAACTCCGATTTAACACAGTGTCATTGTTGGCATGCTCGCCAAACACCATGCGCACGGTAGACGATGAGATGTTCAAGCTCTTGGCTACAGATAAGGCGTTCGGGTTGGCTGGAACAGCGACCAAAGAGCACTCCACCAGCTCGGCCTTCTTGTAAAGAGTGCCACCCCATGGATCTTTCTTGTCGATCGGTTCGTGTTCGAGAGGCTTGAAGCCGACGCTAACGGCTCTCAAGATGTCCGCCTCGATTAACCGACGGATCTCGTCGATGCG